GGATTGATGAAAAACCCTACATTGGAAACGATTAAAAAATTTGCATCTGTTTTGGGTGTTGAAACGTGGCAACTTTTTGCTTCACCGGAGGAAGTACGACCAAAGAAAGACGGTCTTTCTCTCACTTGCCCCCACTGCGGAAAGGATATTAATATTAAAGTAGAATAACCATGAACCAGCTAGAGTTAATCCAGAGTAAGATATACGAGATAAGAGGGCAAAAGGTAATGCTTGATTTCGATTTGGCGGCATTGTATCAAGTGGAAACCCGTGTGCTCAATCAGGCGGTAAAACGAAATATAAAAAGGTTTCCTTCTGATTTCATGTTTCAATTAACTTCAGATGAGTGGGCTATCTTGAAATCACAATTTGTGATATCAAGTTGGGGTGGTACTCGCAAACTTCCTTTTGCATTTACGGAACAGGGGTTAGCCATGCTTTCCGGTGTTCTTAATTCAGATATAGCTATACAGGTAAATATCAATATAATGCGTGCCTTTGTTGCTGTCCGGCAAATGCTAGTAAATCCACCCGTAGACCGGTTAGGTAACATTGAGAAAGAAGTTAAAGAGTTGAAGGAATACATAGAGGAAGTGTTTGCCGACTATAACGACATCAACGACGATACCCGGATGCAATTAGAACTAATCAACCAGACGTTGGCCGAGCTTCAGGCACAAAAGAGGATGGAGAATAAGCCACGTAATCCGATCGGATTTATTAAGCCAGGGGAAAAATAAAGAGAACGCTCGTAAATAAGAAAAGGTAGTCGGATAAGCTACCTTTTTTGATATTAAATGATATTTAGTTGTTCATCTACTTTATATTCCGAACATTCAAAAGCCGCACACATTATAACAAAACGATCTTTAATGCTTAAACTGGTATATCTATTGACAGCATTGCTATTTTTTGAATGTAGTCCTGCAGCATATTTATCAATTTGAACTTTATTCATCATATCTACATGGGTTTTTCGGGCAAGTTTACTGCTTGCTATTTTATATAATGGTCTATATTCATTCTTTCCGGTAGATTCATTAAAAATAGGGGCTAAACGCTCTATACCGCAATGTTCTAATAATATTTTTATTTTGTCATTATATCCACGTTCTCCAGACACATAACGAAGGATCGGGAAATTAAAATTGTATTTTTGTATAATTTCTAAAGCAAAGCGCATTAATGGAGTTTTTATTTCTATTCTAGTGTCATTCTCTTTTATTGTTTTTCTTGGAAGATAATGTATGTATGGTATATTCTCTTCGATGCTAATATTTTCGAATGATAATTCTTGAAAGTCTCCAACTCTGCACCCTAAGCTACATTGTAGGATAAAAGCATCTTTTGTCTCCTGTAAAGAGGAAGGAACATTGGTGTTTTGTATTTTTATAAATTCGTTTTTTGTCAAAAATATAGGTTCATCATATTGCTCTTTCATCATTATCGTTTTGCGTTGCTTCCCTAGCTTTCGAAATGGTGAAACAGCTATTTCGTCATTGCTTTCTAGTTCATTGAAGAACGCTTGAAGTTTTTTTAATTTAGTTGCAACTGTATTTTGACCTCTTGGTGACGTTGGGATGTTGCGATTATCCATATTCACATATAGACCTCTATATTTTTCTACCAATATATATTCATTAAATAGAAAGTCACGGAATAAAATAAGTTTCTCATTATTAAAATCAGTCGGAGTGATGTTACTTATTTTATTGATAATAAGGAAGCGATTAATTTCCCGTAGTAAAACATCATAATGCTTTTTTCTGCCTTCTCCAAATAT